AACTGCAATCCGGCGGGGCCGGAGCACTGGTTCTACAAGACCTGGATCCTGGAGGCGGAGAAGCGGAACTGTCTGCGGCTGCATTTTACCATGGAGGACAATCCGTCCCTGACACCGCAGATTCGGCAGCGGTATCAAAAGCTGTACACCGGGGTGTTCTATCAGCGGTTCATTCTGGGTCAATGGGTTCAGGCGGAGGGACGGGTGTATGACTTTTTCGGGCCGGATATGGTAGGAAAGGCCCCGGCGGGGCCCTTTGAAAAGTGGTACATCTCCTGCGATTATGGAACGGTGAATCCCACCTCCATGGGGTTGTGGGGGCTGCGGGGCGGGGTATGGTACCGGGTGGCGGAATTCTACTTCAGCTCCCGGCGGGAACAGCGGCAGATGACCGACGAGGAGTACGCGGCGGCCCTGGAGAAACTGGCAGGAGGACGGAAGATCACCGCGGTAATCGCGGATCCGTCGGCGGCCAGCTTCATGGAAGTCCTGCGGCGTCACGGCTGGAAGGTGGTCAAGGCGGACAACGATGTGCTGTCCGGGATTCGGTTGACTTCGGATTGTCTGAAATCCGGGCGGATCGTGATTTGCGAGGGCTGCGCCGACTGCCTGCGGGAGATGGATGCCTATGTGTGGGATCTGTCTTCCGGCGCGAAGGATCGGGTGAAGAAGGAAAATGACCACGCCATGGACGATATGCGCTACTTCGTGGCCACGGTGCTGGGGAAGCGGCAGCCGGGGTTTGTGGCAAGAAGCGTGGAACGGAAAAAGTAGAGATATAAATTGTAGTTTGGCGGTGCAGTAACGATAGCAGCCAGTAGGGGAGGGTTTCTAACCCTCCCTCAACCTGCCGACAATTGAGCGGTTGGTTTCAAGCAAAAATCTATCATTTCAAAAACAAACCACAACAATACGGAATCGTTTTGTTGGAGGGAGGGTTGAAAACCCTCCCCTACAGTAAGAATGCCTAATGAAACTAAACTACAATTTATCACACTAATTACAAGGAGGAAAATGAAAATGGAAATCAAAAAGGAAAGCCGGGTGGAAGTCAGCGGCGCGCCCACAGCGGCCCAGCTGGAAGCCATCAATGCCCACGCCAAGGGGAAACTGACGGCGGAGCAGGTGTATGTGTTCTCACTGCGGCTGTGCGACGATCAGGTGGACCGGGATATGGAGCGGTTTGACACCGCGGCACTGCCGGCACTGGCCAGGCTGTTCATCGGCAAGACCGGCATTGTGGATCACCGCTGGTCCAGTGATGCTCAGGTGGCCCGGATCTTTGAGACCCAGGTGATCCGGGAAGAGGGAGTCAGCTACATCAAGGCCTGGGCTTACATCCGCCGGGGCGGCAATGCCCAGGAAGTCATCGATGACATCGAGGCCGGGATCAAGAAGGAAGTCAGCGTGGGATGCGCCATGGGCTGGTCTGCCTGCTCCATTTGCGGCGGGGAGTACGGAGCCTGCGGCCATCAGAAGGGCCAGTATTATGACGGTCAGCTTTGCTGTGCCATTCTGAAAGAGCCGGTGGATGCTTACGAATTCTCATTCGTGGCGGTGCCTGCCCAGCCCGGGGCCGGGGTTTTGAAGGGGATGGGTGCCGGAAAGCGGACGCTGAAGGACCTGGCAGAGGAATTCGGCGCCCAAAGTGAGTACCGGGCGCTGTTCAAGGAGGCCCAGCTGGGCCGCCAGTACCGGAAGGAACTGGAAGATGCCGTGGTTGGGCTGTGTCTGGCCCTGGAACTGGGGGCTGAGGAGCCGGTGCTCCGGGGTGTGGTCAGCGGCGCCGGTGCGGAAGATCTGATGAAGCTGAAGGCGGCGCTCCAAAACCGGGTGGATGCCATGTATCCTGTGTCTACGCAGTTGCCCGGCGCGGAAATCCGGGCGGCGGAAGTGGAAAGCGGGTTTTTGATTTGAAAAGGAGCGGAAGATATGGACTGGAAACGGAAGAAAAAAGCCGGGCCGGTGGCGGTGTGTCAGCTCCGCAGCGGTGAGACCCATCCTTTCGGTGCGCTGCGTGGATGCGTTCCTCTGGGCACCGGAGAGGAACGGGTCTACCGGCAGCTGCGGGAGGCGGTGCCGGTGGTGGATGCGGCGGTGGGAAAGCTGGTGCGGCTTACCGGCGGATTTCAAGTGAAGTGCAGAAACGCCAAGGCCCAGGAAAAACTGAACGCCTTTCTGAAAACGGTGCCCTGCGGGTACGGGCAGGTGGGGATCCAAAGCTTTTTTGCAAGTTTTCTGGACAGTCTGCTGACTTACGGTCGGGCAGTGGGCGAGCTGGTGGTGGCCGGAGGAAAACTCCGGGGCGTATGCTGCGGCGATGTGACGACTCTGGAGGTCTGCGAGGGCAGCTCCTGTCTGGAAACGGAGCTTTGGGGGCCGGACAGCCGTGGGCAGATGCGCAAGCTGCCGTATCAGCATCTGCTGCTGTTCGCGGCGTGTAACCCGGAACCGGCCCATCCTTACGGCGTCAGCATCCTGCGGGGCCTGCCGTTTTTGGCGGATATCCTCATGAAAATCTACCACACTATCGGCGTCAACTGGGAGAGGGCCGGAAATGTGCGCTACAGCGTGATCTGCAAGGGCGCGGACAACATGGATCCGGCGGTGGCCCAGGAACGGGGCGCCGCGGTGGCGGCCGAATGGGCCCGGGCTATGGAGGATAACAAAAACGGCACCGTCCGGGATTTTGTGGCTGTGGGGGATGTGGAGATTAAGGTCATCGGCGACGGCGCGCCGATCCTGGATTCCCAGGTGCCGGTGCGGCAGATTCTGGAGCAGATCGTGGCCAAGACCGGGCTGCCGCCTTTCCTGCTGGGATTCAGCTGGAGCACCACGGAGCGCATGAGCGCCCAGCAGGCGGATCTGCTGACCTCGGAGCTGTGGGCACTGCGCCGAACCATGGAGCCGGTACTGGAGCGGATCTGCCGGATGTTCCTGGCGCTTGAGGGTCTGGATGACCGGGTGGAAATCCTGTGGGATGAGATCAGCCTGCAGGACATGACGGAAGCTGCCCGGGCAGAACTGTATGCTGCCCAGGCAGGAAAGCTCCGGGCGGAAATGGAAAAATAAGTGGTATCAACTAAGGGTTAGCCGGAAGATCCGGTTGCCATATATTTTTAGGAGGAATGAAAAATGGGTTACGACAATCTGAAATTGGAAAAGGGTATGTACCGCCAGGCGGGGAAGAGTTTCACCCAGGTGCTGGAGTCCCTGGACCCCAGCGAGAACTACCGGGGCACCGCTCTGGAGGGCACCGATGCGTTCCAGCGCCAGCTGAAGCGCTTCGGCATCCGGGCCAAGGGTGCCGGTTCTTCTCCTGTGGAGAAATTCTTCGCCACCATGGATTCTGCGGTGCTGTTCCCCGAGTACATCGCCCGCACCGTCCGCCAGGGCATGGAGGAGAATGATATCCTGCCTTCCATTGTGTCCACCACCACCGTCATCGATTCCATGGACTACCGCTCCATCTACTCCGTTCCCACTGATGAGGACAAGGAACTGAAGAGCGTGGCCGAGGGCAACGAGATCCCCACCACCGAGGTCAAGACTAAGGAGCATCTGGTCAGTCTTTCCAAGCGGGGCCGGATGCTGGTGGCATCTTACGAGGCCATCCGCTTCCAGAAGCTGGATCTGTTCTCCGTCATGCTGCGCCAGATCGGTGCCTACATCCAGAAGCAGCAGCTGGCCGATGCGGTCAATGTGCTGATCTCCGGCGACGGCAACGACAACGCCGCCGTTCAGTACACCATCGGTACCGATCCCATTTCCGGCACCAAGGGCACCCTGGGCTATGACCAGCTGGTGGAGTTCTGGGGCCAGTTCGATCCCTACACCATGAACACCATTCTGTGCTCTACCTCCACCATGACGGGCCTGCTGAAGGTGCCCGAACTGCAGAATCCTCTGACCGGGCTGAATTTCCAGGGTACCGGCAAGCTCAGCACCCCTCTGGGCGCTCAGCTCCATCGCACCGGTGTGGTGGCCGACGGCGTTATCATCGGTCTGGACAACCGCTACGCTTTGGAGCAGGTTCGTGCCGGGGATGTGATGGTGGAATACGACAA